TGTCACCGCCGGTGTACTATTACCGGTGCCTACCCTGCAATACCTAAGTACATACTCGGACCCTGTTGAACTTCCTATACGATCGAGTCCTTGATCAAGTATAAGATTTTTAAACCACCCTGTATCAGTAGATACAGTTCCGTCGGGCTTGTTTACAACAATTCTGTATTCTCCGGATATTCCGGCACCTATTTTTATTGCGTGTTGATCTGTTATCATTCTAATGTCCCTGAAATTATTATTGGTGTTTGAACACCCATGTCTTCGATTTCGCCATTGTTATAATTAATATATACAATAGTTTCTACTAAAGTACCGGATAGTGCCGCTGGTGTTTGAACTCCTACATCTTCAATAGCACCGTCATTGTATTCCTTAAATACAATAGTTTCTACTAAAGTACCGGAAAGTGCCGCTGGTGTTTGAACTCCTACATCTTCAATAGCACCGTCATTGTAATTAATATATACAATAGTTTCTTCTAAAGTACCGGATACTGCTATTGGTGTACTAATAGTCATATCATCGTTAGGATTTTCCCATAACACACCTGTCTGCGGAACAATCTGAGATACCGATATTTCGTCGTCTACGACAAACGGGTACAAAGTAGTGGTAAAATATTTATAACCAGACGATCTCGATGCCAGTACGCCGGTAATAGTTATCGCATTAATCATTATAGTGGTACCAAATTACCTTCGATTTCCCAATGATTTGCACCAGTCTTAATAGCTGTAATTTTTCCAAACTGTTTACCGATATCATATGTATCCGGTGTGTCAACAGTAACACCTATCTCAAACCCTATAGTAACCTGACCTAATCCGTTCCAACTTATCAGAACTGCGGCTCCAATGGGAAGGTTAGCCGTTGAATCATTAGGAATTGTTACAATAGCAAGTGTTGCTTTTGTGATTCTTATTAGAGTATCGTACGCATCGGAGATTTGTAATGTATAATCACTAACTTGTGTATTAATACTAATTGGGTTACCTGATGCTCCTCCAGCACCCCAAACAGGCGTAGATCCGGGGCCTGCTGACGTAAGTACTTGGCCGGCTGTACCCGGTGAGCCATTTATATCTAACGACCCGTTAGCATTAATGGCCAGTCTTAATACACTGTTTGTATGAAATTCTAAGACAGTATCACTTTTAATTTGTAATGCCTGTCCTGTATCAGCCGATAATACTCCGGTACCTGCGGTCACAGATCCGACATTTAATATTCCGATAATGTTGAAATTGACATCGACAGCTGGGTCACTTACCGCATAGACAATATTGCCATCTTGTACTTTAATTTTCTGAGTCATATAATTACCTGCCGTTTCATATATTTATCAGAAAGTGAGGAAGATAGTTCAGTCAATAAAAAACCCGCCGAAGCGGGTTTTATAAGTAATTTAATATACTTTATGCTAGTAACGTATCTTCTACACAATTTAAAACCCATGTCCGGGTACCACAGTCCCATATTCTTAAAAACCCTTGTTCGTCCATAATCTCGAATTCTGTCTTACTTTGGTCAAACCCAGCTTTTCCACAAAACGAATAACCACTAAATGTCTTTAATTTTTTTCGGTTACCATTAATACATAATGCATTTTCTTGATACACTACATAATATATTTGTTCAAGAAATTCGGAAATTTCTTTAGGTACATTTAATTTTATATATTTTATTACTTCGGTGTTTCTTTTTAGAATCTGAGTAAAATGTTTCGGTTTTTCTTTATATGTATCTAAAATTAATTGCTGTATATCATCCATATCTAGTCCTTATAACATTCGAGCCTGGTGCTATATTTAGCATAATACAGATAATTTAGTCAAAATAAAACCCGCCGAAGCGGGTTTTATAACTAATAATACTAATCGGATATAATGATTAATAAAATTTGAGTGTTGCGCTGTTGATACCGACTTTCGACAAGTAATCCGCTGCGTTACCGAAGCTGTTTGCTGTGTTAGTAAGTTCTAAATATCCATAACGAGTCATAAAGCTAACCACTGGCTCGAAAGTCTGTGGATCCATAATTGGGCCAACGCTCATCAAAGGAATATATGGGCAATAGTAAGCTGCTGCATCTGTTTCTGTTGGACCTTTATAGCCTAACAATACTGCTTCGCCATCGCTTGCATATTGGTTAACATAAACACGCATTGTACTATTCAGTGTACCAACAAACTTAGTGTTTGTAGGTGCTTCGAATGTACCTTCTGTAGTACGTGCAAACGACGATGTTGTAGCAGACTGAAGAATTGTTAACGCTGTTGGCGAAACAACTGCCCAGTTAGCAGCACCACGACGTGTACGTGAAGCAACCAAGTTAGCTTGTTGGTTAATCATAACTGCAAGAGCAGCCATTTCGTCACCAACGTAAGTTGCTGTACCAGATACAGCGGCTTGATTGAATGTTGTTGGAGCGGCTGGTACTAAGCTACCTAATCTGAATAGCATTTCTTGGTCGATTTCAACTGTAATTTCTTGTGCAAGTGCTTGCATAATTTCTGCTTCAATGTCAATACCATGAATAGCATTAGCATCTTGTGCAGCTTCGAATGTCCAACGTGCTGATAACTTACGAGTTTTAGCTTCAACTGTCTCTTTCAAGATCTGGATGCTTAACTTGTTACCAGGTACGCCTTCTAAACGTGCTGTGGAAGCAGCAGCAGGGTCAGCAGCAACTTCATTACCCGAATATGCTTTAGCAATTTCGAATGGACCAAGTGCTTCTGTACCGGCTGTAACACCAGCAGCAGTATTCGCATAACGAACACGCAAAGTGTGGATTTGGCCTACTGGGGCTGTCATAGGCTGAACACCCATGATTTCATTTGCAATAACAGTAGGCATGACACGACGAATTAACGGTAGCATAACCTTGTTGAGTACTGCAATATTACCTGCTTGTGTGGCACCTGCGGTAGCCGATTCAGCCAAGTGACGACGAGTGTTTTCAAACACGACGTCCATGGACTGCCTACGGGTTCCCGAAAGACCTTCTAAAAGGGCTTCTTTAGTTGCGCCCCAGTTTGATTCAAATAGCTTTGTTGCCATTGTAAGTTCTCCTAGATTACTTTCTGATTCCGGCTAAGGACAAAATATGATTTAATTCCGAAGAGTCTATCGAGTCTTCATCTTGAGTGACCTTCACTCTATTACCTGTGTTGGAAGACAATGTTGCTTCGTTCAACTGTGACTTTGCAGCAACAGGTTTACGTTCAACAGCCTCATTTAGAACGCTTGGCAAATACTTGTTGTATGCACCTTGCAAATTCTTTGTCTGTACCGACTCAAGCAATTCTTTCATTACCGACTTCTTGTCCTTAGACAATGGTGCTAGTAATTCGTTCATGACTTTTTGTCTTTCGACTAAGTCCTGAGTAGCTCTTAACTTACCGTCTAACCCTTCCATTAAGTTCTTGCTCTTCTTAACTGATTCAGTTAATGTTGCAAGTTGCTTATTTTTAGATTCGACAACACGTTGTAGTTTCTTCAGTTCTGTACCTTCGTTAAGGTACGAAGTCATAAATTCAGCGGCTACACTTTCAAAGATCTTGCGACCGAAATCGTTTTCACGGGCAACACGAATGTCTTCCTTGAATTGTCCAATTTCTGTACGTAGTGTCTTTTCAATATTCGACTCGATAATCTGAGCAGCACGCTTGATAAACTGTGTCTTTGTTTCTTGTAGCTTTTGTTTACCTTCTGTAACCATTTTTACTTTTTGTTCTACTAAAGATTTCTTATCTGTACGGAACTCTCGAATTTCTTCAGCAAGTTGCTTTAACAAAAAGTTTTCTAGTTTTCCAAAGTTTTCCTTCATAGCCTTTTTCTCGGCATAGAATTCTTTCATTTCCTTTGCTACAGCTTCTGTAATGAACTTGTTTAACATTCCTGTGTGTTCAACGATCTTGCCTTTATAAGCAATACGTTCTGCGACAAGTTTTCTCTTGTCATCGGCGAATTCCTCGAGTTCAACGCGGACTTTGTCTGTTAAGAAACGATCCATCGATTCAACTAAAACACCTTTATCGTGTTCAAACTTACGTGCAAATTCCTCACGGAGTGTTGCAGCAACTTCTTCACGAGCTTCGGTTAATCTAGTTTCCCACAAACCAACGATCTGATTTCTGGTATCTTCGGATAGTCCTACGCTTTCACTCAAGATCTCATCAATTTTTTTTGCCATCCTGAGTTCTCCTAAATTTTTAACTCTTGAATAAATCTCTGAAGGTCTTTAACAAGTTGTTTCTGTGCAGCAGCTTCAGTTAATGCTTCCCTTGCGGTAGTAATAACTCTGGAGCCGCCCTTCATGTTAAAAAGACTTTCATATATTGTTCTTGGAAATGCATTAGGTGCGCTTGGTTGCGCCACAATGTCAACAGTGATAATTTCAAAATCCGAAACTACACCATTATCATCAACATTTCCAGAACCACGGGAAGATACTCCTAACTTTGCGCCCGACTGTAACAATGTCTTTACAATGTTGCCCATCGGAGTTGGGACGATCTTCAACTTACCGTATCCATCATTGCCATCCATCCACATTTCTGTAATTAAATGACTTACCCTGTCTAAATTGATCGAAAGCTCTTCCGGATGATCACATTCCCCTAGAATTGGGTCTGGCCGATCACCGTTAAGTTTCTTATTCATTGCATTTACTGCTCTTACTATTTCTCTTGCCGGGTATACTCTTTGATTCTGGTTCTTCACATCTCCCTGGATAAAGATACCCTTCATACAAAGGTCTTTACCCCCATTAGGATTAACTTCTTCGATTAAAGAAACTCGTGCTTCGTCATATGTTTTATATTCGAATAATTTATTTGACATTTTTACATTCCTTGAAAAATGTTTCGATATCGCCGAACCATACCATTACATTTTTTTCATTAACTGTATATGCTCTATTTATGAAGGCAGGGCGTTTATGACTTCTGCCGGATAATATAGTATTTGCATAAATCATATATTCGACAAATTCATCATTCGTAAATTTAGAAATATGCGATAACATACCCTTTTTCATCATAGCAAATTTTTTAGCAGGGTCTTTCCATTTAGCTGTACATCTCAAAATAGCTTCAGGTGTATGGGTTTTTCCATACATACCGTTTTTAGCACCTGCATGGCCGCCACGCTCAGCATACTTATCGGAGATTAATTTCTTTGTTTCTTTTGTATGCTTACGGCCGTACATTGGGTTTAATTTTCCCGGAAACCCTGTATATGTTTTTTCTTGGGACCTATATTCTGCCACTAATTTTTCATATTCGTCTTTACCGATAACATTGATAATATGTTTTTTCAATTTAACAGAACAGTTTGCCCAAAATTCATACCTTAGTTGAAATCGCCCTGTGATAAACTCGCCCATATTTTCCGGCAAACGAAATTTATTATTTGCATATTCGCATAGAGTTAAATTTGATAAATAACTGCTCGGTTTTATCTCTAACACCACTGCTTCTCTTTTTTCAATATCAAAATACATAATATCAGGTATCTTACGTTTGCTATTTATTTCAGATTTCATTGAAAAAGGCTCAGTTATAAACTCGACCTTTTTCACTTTATCTAAATACAAACATGCATGAAATTCGTGAAGGGATCTACAAAATTGTTCTTTGTAGTACCCCTTCACAGAAAATCTATGCATTGAAGTCATTATCTACCTTTAACCCGGCTTCTTCGATAATGGAGACTTAGAAAACCCTTCACCTGATGCCTTACCGCCTGTGTACTTAGCAGTTGTATCAGCTTTAATTGAAGAAGTTTTTGGCTTAACATTTACATTATCTGACGGTGTTTTATTAGTTGCTGAGTCGCCGTGATATGCTCCATTCTCGCCGCCTGATCCGCTGCCGAACTTAGCTGGTTTTCCGCCGTAGTCTTTACGTGCAGGAATGTTAGTGAAGGATGACTTTGTTTGTTCTGCACCAAGCGGTGTATCTTTACCTGTGCCTACTAATTTCGCTGTACCTTTTTGTCCAGTATCAGCAACCTTATTAAGGAACTTAGTTTCTTCATCGACTTTTTTGTCTTTCTTTAAATCTTTCTTTTCAGGAGCCTTTTTAAGTTTAGCTTTCTTGCTCTTTTCGAACATTTGCGCTACAACTTCACCGACTACTTTTTCTTCGCCTGCGCCGCTAAAATCAGGCATACCGCCTTCTTCTTCGTCGTCACCGTATGCTGGCTCTACTTCGTCGTCTTCTCCGTCGAACTCGCCTGCTAAATCAGTATGGTTTGGTTCTTGCATTTCTTCGCCCATAAGCGAGTCAAATTCTGCACGAAGTTCAGCAAGTTGAGATTCCAGATCTTCGACACGATCTTCTGTAGATCCGCCGCCGCTTTCATCGTCGAATTCATCGTCGTCGAATCCTTCGTCGTCGCCTTCATCATCATCGTCGCCGAATCCTTCGTCGTCTTCAGATCCAGCTTCGCCGTCGTTATGTTCGTCAGCATCTACTTCATCTTTGTCGGATTTAATTTCGTCAGTAAAATCTGTGTTTGGCTCGCCACCAACTTCATCTGCTTCGTCAAGTTCGTCTTTTTCTTCGACATCGTCTTCTTCATCGACAATGCTTTCATAAATCGTACGAGCCTTTTCTACAATGATTTGGTGGAGAAGCTCAGAGGCTTGGGTGGAATCTTCGCTTAATAGCAGATCCAGAACCTTTTCAAGCTTTTTTTGTTGTGACATGCTTAATCTCTCCTTGATTTAATATATCTAATATACTATTTATTAGTATTCTATGTATTTAACTTGATCATGGAGAATATAGGTAGATATAGCCTTAAAATAGACTATTTTTGAATTTTACGCGGGTACAGATATATTTAGTCTTAATTCTTTCGAGATAAACATAGTTTTATAGAATGTCAACTGAATTAAAATCTAAAGTGAGTCTAAAAACCTTTTATATTTATTATTCGTGTACGGATCAGACACAATTACTTGTTCTCCTTCAGGCC